ACATTATGACTAAATACTATTATAGTAATTGGCAAATTGATGAAAAATTTATGAAGACTAAATATAAATTGATAGTAAAGGAATCGGGAAATTATACTTCAGATTCTTTAAGCAGTCTACTTTGGACTGTTTTCAAACATCGTTGCGAACATCTCTTCAAAGGAGAAGGTTGGCGCGACTGAGGTTGACCAATTGTGGTAACCTCTAATCCACGAATAGATTTTGTATTTCTGTTCGTGATTACTCCAAGTCTACGTGCTGAAGATTGGAGTGTAATATTAACCTCGCTTTAAAGGAGGCCTTATGTATACATTAGCACCACACACATTCCCCACACCACAAGACTTACAGAAAATGCTCGGATTCAGCGTTGGATTCGATGGATTTTTTAATCGTCTTTCTAATATGGACATAGCCCAGTCGGGTTATCCACCATATAACATTCGCAAACTTAATGATTTACAATATGTTGTTGAACTAGCTCTTGCTGGTTTTTCAAAAAGTGATATTGAAGTAGAAGTAACTGATGGTACTCTTACCATTCGTTCTGCTATCGCGAAAGATGATGGGGCTGATAATGATGAAAACAATGGAAACAATGAAATCGGTTTTGTACATCGTGGAATTGCCAAGAGAACTTTTTCTCGGGCGTTTCAACTAAGTGATGATATCATTGTTAAAAATGCCGATCTCCAAGACGGTATGCTTATTGTGAATCTGGAACGTGTAATTCCAGATGAGAAAAAGCCTAGACTGATTCCAATCGGTCAATAGCCACTGTGGTGCCCCCAATCTGAATTTCGCAAGATTGGGGGATTATAAATAATATTATAGAATTAATATAAACTAAAATAGGAGAAGTGAAGTGGCAAAATCCAGAAAAATGAAATCTAAAAAAGAATTAGAAAATGAAGGTAGAACTCTTGGAATAGAGTTAGACCGAAGACATAATAGAGAAGACCTTATTGAAGAATTAGAAGCATTTGATATAAAAGTAGAACCAAAAGAATTACCAAGATTCGCAACTGACGCAGAAGCAGGATTCAAAGAAGAGTCTAGTGATGTAACTTGGAATAGTATTGAAGAATTTACAGAAGCAGTAACTTCTTCTGGAATGTTATTCAATAGTGATTTTATTCCTGTTAATATTGAAGCCCTTTATGAGGCGTTCACATCCAATCCAGAAGAATTTAAAGAAACCCCAGCTTACAAATTTTTAACACAATAAAGGATATACAACATGGCAAAAGGTAAAAAGAAAGTATCAAAAGCAATGGGAGCAATTTTAAAAGCTCCTAAAAAAGCAGAAAAGGCAGTGAAGGCTGCTGTTAAGCATGTCAATCATACACATTGGGATACTAAAGATGCATTTGCTGCAGCAATAAAAAAGACAGGTGTTAATCCAAATGCAATAAATGTCAACGCAGAATGGGATCTTTATCAATCAGACACAGAAGGTTACAGGAATCATCTTAAATTAGAGAAATAAAGTAACCCCAATAGGAGTATAAAATGACAAAAAGAAAAGTATTAAAGGAAGTTCTTTTTGATGATGTGGAAGAAAAGATAGAATATGATTTTTTGACTCGCGACCAGTTTTTTCAAAAAGTACCAGAAACAAGGCCAATGTCGGTACGTGGTATAGAAATGTGGGAAAGATACCTACAAGATCCGAAAGGATTTAAATTTTAGGAGAATATTATGTTACCGTTATTATTATTTAATGTTATTTCTAGTCTTGTCGTAGATAAAGCAACAGATTTAGCAACTGAGCATGTGGAAAGTATGATAGATGATTTACTTCCAGAAAGTGCTAAAAAAGAACTGGATAAGGTTATAAAATCAGATCCAAACCATACTTTCACAAATGCTAAAGATGCATTGATGGGAGCGGTTGAGGGTAAACTTCCCATAATTAAAGCTGATGGGACACTTAAGCCAATAGAAATGACATTTACAGTTTCATATGATCCCACAACTGGATCTGTTGATATTCAGAAAGGGGTGTAATATGGCTGACATAGTAAGAATATCAAAGAACTTTGCTTTATCAGAAATGGTGAAGAGTGCTACGGCAGAACGATTAGGTGTGGACAACTCACCTAGTTTAATTCATCTTGTAAATCTGACACATCTTGCAATACATATCTTGCAACCTGTTAGAGACAAGTTTGGAGTTATTACAATTAATTCTGGTTATAGGAGTCCTGCGCTTAATGCAAAAGTAGGCGGATCTAAAACAAGTCAACATTGTAATGGTCAGGCTGCTGATTTTGAATCTTTTTCGACACCGAATCCTGACCTTGCGTTATGGATTACTAAGAATTTAGATTTTGACCAAATCATCTTAGAGTTCTACGATGGAGTTGACCCGAATAGTGGTTGGGTACATTGTAGTTACAATTTGATGGGCAATCGTAAGAAAATACTTACTGCACTTAAAACTAAAAAAGGTGTAGTTTACAGAAATGGTTTTGTGAGTAAATAATGATATTAAAACAGTATGACAGGAAACTCTTACCAGAGTTACCTGAATTGGTGAGAACAAATATTGGTGGAAAGAGACATTACGAAACACCTAATGGCTCATATCCTTCTATAACAACCGTATTATCGATACGGAATAAAGAGGGAATCTATGCGTGGAGAAAACGTGTAGGTAATGAAGAAGCCAATAAAATTACGAAAAGGGCAGTCACAAGAGGCACGCACTTTCATAGTTTATTAGAACAATACTTTTTAGGCGAGATAGACGATCTCGACACCTTTAGTGGTGCTGCCCTTGCTAAAAACCCTGCCGTATGGTATCTGTTTTTAGAGGCAGTACAAGTATTGGAAAAGAAAATAAATAATATCTACTGTATTGAGAACTATCTGTACTCAGATGAATACAAGGTGGCGGGTGCAGTAGATATGATTGCAGAATATGATGGAGTAGTATCCGTTATAGATTTTAAGACTTCCAATTCTGATAAGAAAGAAGAGTGGATTGAGAATTATTTTATTCAAGGTACGGCCTATGCAAAGATGTTCACAGAACGTACTGGAATCCCCTGTAGTCAACTGGTAATATTTATTGTACCCGATAGTGGTATTCCTCAAATATTCACAAAATCAGAAGATGAATACACCTCACAACTAATAACCGCAATAGAAGATTTTAGCAACTATCAAAAAAAGACTTGACTTTTGATAAATAATACTGTATAATAGATTACATGAATGTGTAATCGCTAGGCTAATAAAAGAATAGTAATTTAGGCACAACATAGGCTAATAAAGGAGAAATAATATGGCTACACTAGCAGAAATACGAGCAAAACTCTTAGAACAAGAGACCCGCAAATCATCCGGATTTGTTTCCGATAATGCAATTTATGCATTTTGGAATATCTCGGAAGGAACAACCTCAACATTAAGATTTTTACCCGACGGCGACGAAGAAAATACATTCTTCTGGAAAGAACGACAAATGATTCGTTTAGCATTTCCGGGTGTTAAAGGGCAAGACGAAGGACGTAATGTTACTGTCCAAGTTCCTTGCGTAGAGATGTGGGGTGATGCATGTCCAGTTCATGCAGAAATTCGACCTTGGTTTAAAGATCCAAATTTGGAAAACGAAGGTAGAAAATACTGGAAAAAACGTTCATATATTTTTCAGGGATTTGTAGTAGATGGATCGCTACCAGAGGATAGTATTCCTGAAAATCCAATTCGCAGATTTGTAATTAATCCATCTATTTTTAAAATTATATCTGCGGCATTAATGGATCCGGACTTTCCGGAAATTCCAACCGATTATGAAAGAGGAACAGACTTCAAACTTACTAAAACACAAAAAGGTCAATATGCTGACTATTCAACTTCGAATTGGTCACGTAAGGAACGAGCATTAGATCAAGTAGAACGTGATGCTATTGATGCAAACGGGCTATTTACTTTAAATGATTTTATGCCAAAACGTCCTAGCAATGACGAAGTAAGTGTTATTTTTGAGATGTTTGAAGCATCAGTTGCAGGCGAACTTTATGATCCTGACAGATGGGGAGCATATTATACACCTCCAGGAATGTCAAGAACAGAAGGTGGTAAACAACAGGCAGTGACTCCTACTCCGCCAGTT